CGTGATCGTCCTCAGTTCGATCAGGACAACGACTTTGACACTAAAAACGCCAAAGCCGCTACCTACATGCGTTTCTCGGTTGGAGCCTCCGACCCTCGGGGAATTTTCGGATCGAATGGGCCTTGAGGTCTTTACGTTTAAGTAAAACGTGACAAACTCCGGGATGTGTTTAACCACTCCCGGAGTTTTTTTATGAGATGTCAAATTAAATTTTGCAAAACTGAGGTAATCTCAAACACAACGAAGAACTCTTGCTTAAAGCAATAAACTGCTTACAATCGCACAAGGCACCTTGCCTCATAACCATGTCTTAAAGGAGATTACGATCATGGGACACCCAACAAACCTCACCTTCGGTATTTCTACCGTCCCCACAACTCAGCCACTGGGCAACTACCCACTACCTGATCCTTTCCACACAAGTTCTAACTCAAATCTGGACGTATTCACTTACTCCAACGATTTTGTTGATCTGGGCAACGCGGCATCGCGCACCATCACCGGTGGTGCTGGTTTTGCACTTGCTGACGGTCTAGGTGGTATTGGTGTGCTTACCCCTGCTGGCGCAACTACAGCATGTGCCGTATATCGCACTGCCGCAGCCTTCCAGTTTATCGCCGGTAACAGCTTCTGGTTCCTGCAACGCGTGAAATACAGTGCTGTCGGCACTGGCATCACTGGTTATTTTGGCATGATCAAGACCGGCGCTGCTACTACTGACAGCTTGCTGTTTACCTTGGCCGCTACTGGTGTAATCAGCCTGGTATCCACTGTTGGTAGTGTCGCAACCACTTTGGTCAGTACTGTGGTTACTGCTACTTCCAATGGCTGGCTCGATCTTGCGTTCTATTTCAATGGCACCGACATTTTGGTTTACTCCAGCGATGCATTGGTGGGCCGCGTTACAGCTCCCACAATTGGTGCTTCCGGTACAACTTTGACGAACGCAATCCTAACCCCGATTACTCAGATCACTCCTGCTGCAACAGAAACTGTCACTCTTGACTACGCTCTGATTGCTCAAGAACTTACTCGCTAATAGGAGTTGGTCGTGGAAATCAAAGTCACTCGTGATGGAATGAAAAACGTGGTCGTAATGGTCCACGGTGAAGTCGAGGATCGCCTTGACCAAACCGTAGTCGTTGACCCGGCATTACTCAATAACTTGTGCACCCAGATCAAACTCGACCAAATCTTGTATTCTGTTGAGGGCGGGCTGAGGGTACGTGTTGGCTGGTCAGAGGATGGTGTAATCCTTCCTCTGGAGGGCCGTGGACTGTTGAACTATTACCCGTTTGACAGTCTTCAAGCCTCCAGTCTTGGCCAGAGGCTGTGGATTAGTGCCACAGGTTCTGGTGCCTTCCATCTCGTATTCGACATGACCAAACAATAAGGATTCATCATGGAAGTCACCCTGATTGGCGCGTCAACGCCCCGAAATATGCCGATGAGCACTGCGGCTACGACCACAAGTGCACCAGCAACCGGCAACAGCATCTACAAAGACTCCATCATTTGTGTTTATCAGTTGATCTCAGCAGCTGCGGCCACCGCGGTTATTGAAGGATCTTTGGACAACACGAACTGGTGCCCGATCACTGGTACAACGTCTACCAGCACAATCACCCTTGCCGGCGCAGGCACCGGAGCCATTGTTGAGGCTCTCGGTAGTGCATGGCGCTTCGTTCGCTGCCGCACAACTGCTGCTACAGCCGCCACCAACTGCCTGATGGGTGTCTAATGGACAGTCAATCAATACTCAATGCTGTACTGCTTTGCGCAGCAAGCGTAACTGGTTGGTTTGCCCGTGAATTGTGGGCTGCTGTCAAAGATCTCAAATCTGACTTAGCCAAGTTACGTGAAGATCTGCCCCGCACATATCTAGCACGCGAAGACTATCGTCAGGATATTCGCGAAATTAAAGAAATGATCACTAAGCTGTTTGATAAATTAGACGGCAAAACTGACAAGTAAGCTCACCTGACTGGAACTTAAATGAGTGGACCCACAACATACTACACAGCGCAACGGATCATCCGTATGGCGTACAAGGATGCCGGTCTCATTCAAGACGGCGATGAACCAACCGGTGAGCAATATGCCGATGGTTTGATGCGTCTGAATGACATAGCGAACCTCTGGCAAACGCAGGGGTTGAAGCTGTGGCTCAACCAGGACATTGGTGTTCCACTCATTGCAAACCAAGGCAACTACAGTCTGAAGCCCGGTGGCAGCGTCAATATGGCGAAGCCACTCCGGGTCATTGAGGCGTACTATCTTGACAGCACTGGCATTCGCAGACCGTTGGTGGTTTTGTCATGGGATGACTACATCCGGTTGTCTGAGATCAACCAGATTGGCCAAATCAACTCGTACTTTGTCAATAAGCAGCAAATGTCACTGGACTTGTTCTTTTGGAACATTCCTGACACTCTTGCTGCGACGGGTCAAGTTCACCTGCTTGTTCAGAACCAGATCACTCAAATGGTCAGTCTGACAGACACCACAGCATTCCCTATCGAGTGGTCGATGGGGCTGCGTTGGGGTCTTGCTGATGAGTTGGCTACTGGCCAGCCCCAGGCCATCATGGATCGCTGTGAGAAACGCGCTAAAGCCTTTCGGGATGCTCTGGAGGACTGGGATGTCGAAGATGCTCCAACGTCGTTTACACCTGATCAAAGGTCAATGTACTCGGCTACGTCGTTTCGTTAATAGGACCACGTAATGTCTGAACCACAACGCCTACCGTTAGCCGTTAAACCATCTAACCGTGACGAGAGTACATCCCGTGACGCGAAGATCGTTAACGGGTACGTTGAGAAGGTCGGCGAGAAGGATATTCAGGTCTACAAGCGCCCTGGGTATGCTGGCTATGCTGCCGGGTCAACTGGGTCTGCTGCGGCGGGTTTAGGCTCGTATAACTGGAATGGCGACCTGTTTGCCATCTTTGGTAGCACGCTGTACAAGAACAATGTGGCTGTGACTGGCACTGTCAACACGACCAACGGTGTCTATAGCTTTGCGTCATGCTTAGGAGCAAACCCCAAGCTCGTGTTTCAGAACGGCGTGGCCATGTACACCTATGATGCCATTGGCGGCATTGTCCAAGTACCTGCGGCAGTTGCGGCACCTGTGATTGGTAACTTGACCATCAGTTCGGCCATTGTGACCAGTGTTTTGCCTGATACCAGCGGTCTTCTGGCCGGTATGCACATCATTGGTTCAGGTGTCCCCGATGGGACAACCATCCTGACTGTCGATAGTTTGACACAGATCACTCTGAGTGCTGTTGCCACGGCAAGTGGCGCCACGGTCTCTTTGAGCGTTCCGACACTGACTGTTACGGGTAATACGGCATCGGCATCGCCCATCATTACGAACATTGTCCCAAATACCACGAACATCCACATCGGCATGTTCGTTACTGGCACAGGCATTTCGGCAAACTCATCAGTGGTGTCGATTGACAGCTCCACACAGATCACGCTGAGTACGAACGCTACAGCGGCAGGTACTGGTGTGACATTGGCCGTTGAGAGTTACTTCCCGGTCAACCAGGTAAAGGGTGTCAACTATCTGGACGGTTACATCAACGTGATGACCCAGAAGGCCGCGATCTTCTCTTCTGACATTAATGACCCGATGACTTATCCGTCTGGTGATTACCTTGTGGCGCAGATCGAGGCTGACCCAGGTGTTTACCTCGGGAAGCAGATGGTCTACATCCTCGCGTTCAAGAAGTACAGTCTTGAGGTGTTCTATGACGCAGGTAACCCATCAGGAAGCCCACTAGGGCCGGTACAGGGCGCCAAGGTGAGCATTGGATGCCGTCATGCTGATAGCGTATCCAGCATGGAGGGAACGGTGTTCTGGGTATCTCAAGCTCGTGACGGTGGTACAGCTGTGTACCTCATGGACAACTTGAAGTCTGCTCAGATCTCGACACCATCAATCGAACGACTGCTTCAAGAAGCTGACTACACGACTGTTTACTCGTGGTGTGCCCGGGTGGCTGGCCATCGTTATTACTGCATCACGCTGGTGGGTAGTAACCTGTCTCTGGTCTACGACATGACTAGCCAGCAATGGTATCAGTGGACTGACACAAACGGCAACTATTTGCCCTATGTCAGCACGACGTACACCGGTGACAACCAGGCTGTTTTCCAACATGCCACTAACGGCAAGATGTACAAGTTGGAGATCACCAATACGACTGATGATGGCTCCACGATCACGATGGATCTGTACACGCCCAACTATGATGGCGGCGTGCGGTTTAAGAAGTTTGCAAAGTCAATGGACATCATTGCCGATCAGACCAATGGCAGCGTGCTCAAGATCCGTGTCAGTGATGATGACTATCAGACTTGGTCCAACTTCCGTTACGTTGATCTAAGCAAGAAACGTCCCCGTTTGACTGAGTGTGGCACTTTCCGGCGCCGGGCATATCATTTCCAGCACAGTTCGAATACGATGCTGCGCATTCAGGCAGTTGAACTACTGATCGACCTCGGTACGCTATGACGATTTTTCAACCGCCACCAACGTATGCCGACCCAGTCATTGTTGATGAAGCGACACGCAAGGGTCAGTTCAACCCAATCTGGTTGAAGTGGTTTCTTGACCTATCCCAGTACATCAATGTCAATGGCGGTGGTACCCAGATCCAGCACAGTGCATTGGGTGGTCTCCAGGGTGGTGCTGCGAATGAATATTTCCACCTGACCAGTGCTAAATACGCACTTATCAACTCGACTGGATCTCCCACGAGTGGCGGGATCGCTTACGGCACAGGTTCAAGTTTCAACTTCTCGTCTGCCGGTACTGCCGGCCAAATACTTACGTCGGGTGGTGCGGGTGCGCCTACATGGACAACAGCATCTGGCGGCACTGTAACTTCTGTTACTGCCAGTACACCTCTCGCGTCGAGTGGTGGCACAACACCCAATATTACGATTACTCAGTCCAGC